ATCGCCAACGCGTCTGACGCGCGGGCTATCGAATTGCTTTACAAGGCGTGGAAGTGGGACAACCTTCAGTCGAAGAAACCCGCCGCCAAAAAACGCACCCGGCAGGCGCCAAAGATGGCTAAGGCAGGACGCCCGAAGACCAAGCGAGAAGTTGCTACCCGTTCTCAGCGTGAGGCACGAAAGCGTTTTGAAGACGCCGGGACTGTCGACGCTGCCGTAAATTATCTGATGGGCAGATAGCCCGAGGAGAAAATAAAATGACTACTTTTGCAACAGGAGCGGCTATTGGTGAGCGCGAACAGCTCGCCGATATTATTTACCGCATCGACCCTGCTGAAACACCAATTTTCAGCAACGTAAAAAAAGAGACCAGCAATGGTATCTTTACTGAGTGGCAGGTCCAAGAATTAACTGCGGCATCTGCTACCAACTATCACAATGAAGGTGCGACCACTGCGACAGCAGCGGCGACCCCAACAAGCCGTGTTGGAAATTATCACCAGATAAGCAAGAAAATTTTTGCCACGAGCGGGACCCTCGATGCTGTTGACACGGCGGGCCGTGAACGAGAGCATAATTATCAAAAGGTCCTCAAGGCCCTTGAGCTTCGTCGCGACATCGAGAAGGCAATCGGTGACACCGACGTTGCCCGCTCTGGTAACGACCCACGCAAGTCAGCGTCACTGTCTTGCTGGATCACAAACGGCTCAGTCGGGGCCACTGCCGGGGCCTTTGCCACTGGCGACGGGACCGACACGATCACCGGCGGAGACGACAGGGCCTTAACACTGGCCCTCATCGAGGACGGCATGCAGGATGCGTGGACCGACGGCGGTAATCCTCGCCTGATGGTCGCCAGTGCCACTAACCGGGCCAACTTCTCAGACCTGTCAGCGTCTGGCAATCTGGTGTCAAACGACGTGAACATGACTGCCGCTAAGGAAGTCACATATGTCGGTTCGACTTCAGTGTTCCTGACTGACTTCGGTACTGTGGAAGCTATCCCATCACGCCTGATGGGCAACGACCGGGTGTTCTTGGTTGACCCAGACTTTGTGTCAATCTGCACACTGAACGGCCGTAACTTCCTTGAGGAAGACTTGGCAAAAGACGGCGACGCCACAACCAGCCACATTGTGGTTGAGTGGGCGCTCAAGCCGACCGCGCCCAAAGCCCACGCAGGAATTTTTGACCTAAGTGGTTCATAATAAAGGATTTTTTCCTTTTGAGGGGGCGGGCGACTGCCCCCTCTCTTCCAATTTTCATAGGTGGAATATGAAGCGCGTAGTACAAAAAGACCCGCTAACCGGCAAAGAGATTTATCTGCATCAAAACAACGACGGCTCGACATACCTTGAGCAAAAGCAAAGTTTTGAGGGCTTGGTAAAATTAAACCGGCAGATGAATAACGACTACCAAAAGGGCAACATGATCGGCAACACGCAGCGCCACATGCAGCATGTAGCGGAAATCCCAAACGTCGTGTATAATCACCTGATTGAGACGCTTGGCACACCGCAGGAAAACCCGAAGGGTTGGAAGGCGTGGCTAAACGACAACCAAAACCGTGACTTTAGAACAGGCGGCGGAACCGTATAATGGCAGTCGACACATACACAAACCTACAGCTCGCCATAGCCAATTTTCTGGCGCGTGACGACTTAACGGCGCAGATACCGGATTTCATCACAATGGCTGAGGCGCGCATGAGCCGCGAGCTTGAGACGCGCAGTCAGGAAAAGCGCGTCACCGCGTCGACTGTTGCGGGCAACGAATACCTCGCCCTGCCGGTTGACTTGCGTGAGGTGCGTGAGGTGAAGCTAAACACCACGCCGCTGACCGTGCTGTCCTACTACAGCCCGTCTGCTCTCGACACCAAGTTTTCGTCGGGCGGTGCGGGCAAGCCGCTGGGCTACAGCATCATCGGCGACGAGATCAAGCTGCGCCCGATACCGGACACAACCTACACGGTTGAGATTGTCTACATCGGCACGATCGAGGCGCTGTCAGCCGCAAACCAGACAAACAACATCCTTAGCCGGTCGCCCGACGCCTACCTTTACGGCGCACTGGCCGAGGCGTATGCTTACCTGCTAGATGAGACGCGTGCGTCGCAGTACCTGCAACGGTTCAACCTTGCGCTTGAAGAAATCAAAGTTGATGAGCAACGCTCGCACTATGGCACCGGCTCGCTCTTTATCAGCAGTGTATATCAACGCCAAAATTCAGCAGTGGAGAATTAACAATGTCGGCTATGAGTGATTATTTAGAGCTGGAGGTCCTTGACCACATCTTAGGCACCGGCGCCTACACGATGCCATCAACTGTTTACGTCGGCCTGTCGACTGGGTCGTTTAACGACGACAACAGCGGCACCGAGCTGACGGGCAATAACTACGTCCGCGAGGCTATCAGCTTTGGCGCGGCAGCATCTGGTGTTGCATCAAACGACGCGGCGGTTGAGTTTAACGCTGCTACTGGATCGTGGGGTACGGTCTCGCACTTCGGTTTATTCGACGCGGTGTCTTCTGGCAACTTGCTGATCCACGGGTCTCTCACTGCAAGTAAAGTAATCGAAGCGGGTGACATCCTAAAGATCGCAATCGGTGATATGGACATTACCGCCGCTTAGGGGTAGCCAATGTCGACCACCGCACCACTTGATAGGCTAACCGGCACGCTAGACGCCCTGTCGTTTACCGTTGACACGGTTGGCGACAAGGTCTCGTGGACTGCGGTTGCGCTCGATCATATGGACGGCTGGGGCGCGCTCGATAGTTGGAACTATGGCACGCTCGACGCGCTCGCGCTTGAGGTAAAGGTGACGGGTGGCACAGCGACTGCGTCATTGGCTGCAACATCGGCATCAGTAAAGCTAAAAGGCGTAGCCGCCGCCGTAGACGTCTCTGTGGCGGCCTCTGGAGCTGTCGAACGTATAAGAACAGTCGCAGCAAGCGTAACGGCCGTCAACACGGCTTCTAGCGCGTTTGCGCGGGTCAGGCCGTTTGAGGCACTGGTAAACGCTGTCGGCACCGCGACGTCTGATCTCAACCGCGTGCGGCCTATGGCGGCCACCGCCGCAATCACCGTCAGCGCGACGTCAAACTCAAACTTTGTGACGCTTGGCGCTGGCACGGCTGAGATTGCAGTGACGCAAGCGACAGGTGTTGTGGCTGAGTTTGCTGCTACGGGCGCCGAGCAGGTGGCAGTGACTGGCGACGTGACAATGACTATACTGGGCGAGGAGTGGTCGGCGGTTACGCCAACCACGCCGGGATGGGTGGACGCCGCTGCTGGCGCTGCCGGAATTTGGACACCTGCCGCATCAGGCGCAACTGGGAACTGGTTATCGCAATGATTACTTTTGGCGAGTGGCTGCCTGACCAGCCGGACTTTATGAACGCAGGCGTCGTCACGGCAGAAAACGTGATACCGGCATATAACGGCTATCGGCCGCTAAACCAATTTATCAGTTTTAGTAACGCAGCCAGCGGGACAATAAGAGGCGTGTATGCGGCCAAAGACAACAGCGGCAACGTCAAGCTATTTGCTGGAGACGACAGCAAGCTATACTCATTCAACGCCTCGACAAACAATCTGGACGATGTCAGCAAGGCTGGGTCGCCGGCCTATGACCTCGTTGGCGCCGAGAAGTGGCGGTTCGTACAATTCGGTGAGTATGTCATTGCGTCTGGCGGGACAGGCGAGGAGCTGCAAAAGTGGCAACTAGGCACCGACACCGCGTTTTCTAATCTGGCCGGCTCTCCACCAAGGGCTGACTTTATTGCCGTGGTGAGAGACTTCGTGTGGGTAGGTAATATCGACGAGGGGTCGGGCCGGGTGCCGTATAAGGTCAGATGGTCAGGTTTTAACGACATCGACGGTTGGACTACCGGCACCGATCAGAGCGATTTTCAGGAGCTGCCAGACGCTGGCGCTATCACCGGGATGGTCGGCGGCGAATACTGCACGATCCTTTGTGAAAAGGCTATATTCCGCGCCACATACACTGGCCCGCCGCTTATCTTTCAGTTTGACAAGGTCGAGAGCCAGCGCGGCTGTAGCATACCCGGCTCAGTGTGTAACTACGGCTCAAACGTGTTTTATTATTCCGACAACGGCTTCCACATGTTCGACGGCCAGCGCTCGACGCCGATTGGAAATGAAAAAATTGATAAGTTTTTTGCAAAAGATTTTAACGCCACATACAAGAATAATATGACTGCGGCGGTTGACCCGTTAAATCAAATAGCCGTCTGGTCATACGCCAGCACCGCCAGCACGACTGGCCGCCCTGACCGGCTGTTGATTTTTAACTACGCACTAAACCGCTGGTCAATCGGCAACGTCGAGGCGGACTTTATCGCGCCATTCTTCAGCGCTGGTTACACGGTCGAGGATCTCGACAACCTGTCGGCTACGCTCGATGGGCTGACCACGGTACTCGACAGCCAGTTATTTAGAGGCGGCGAGTTTTTCTTCGGCGGCGCGGTTGGTGACAAGTTGTTTACGTTTACCGGCGACCCGTTGCAGGCCACAATCACGACCGGCGAGGCAGCACTCAGTATGGGCAAACACAGCATCGTCACGCGCGTTTACCCGTACCACGAGGATGGGTCGGTCGAGCTGTTTGTGGGATTGCGCGGCACGCCCACAGACGCGGTCGCGTTTCAAGCGGGCGGCACGACAAATGCGGCTGGCTTTGTGCCGTTTAGGGCGCAGGACAGATACCAGCGCGTCAAGATGCTGCTCTCCGGTAACTGGTCATTCGCGCACGGCATTGACGTCGAGGCTAGGCAGGTAGGCAGACGATGACGGTCGCGCAAAGAAAAACAAATTTTAGAACATTGAACCCAGTCACCGCCACGACGAGAGAGGTGGCAGAAGTTGTAAACAGGACGGTTGGGGGTGGCCTAAACAGTGTCGGCTACGCTACTTTAACAAACGGCACAACAACAACTACTGTTAACGATCTGCGGTATGGGATAGAGAGTATTGTATTTTTTACTGGATACAATGAAACGCTAGAACACAGTTTGCCTTTTGTTAAAAGCACTAGCACCAACGGGACGATGATAATTGAACACAAAAATCACGGACATGACGTCGACGTCGCCTATCTTATTATCGGATAGCGACCGGCTCGGCGGACACTGGGAACGGTGCCGCAAGTGGATTAGCGACGCGCTGAAATATGCTGGCGAAACGCACACTATGGAAGACGTCCACCACGCTGTGGCTACCGGCAAGGCACAGTTACATCCGCTAGAGAAGTCTGCTATTATCACAGAAATAGTGGACTACCCACAGCGGTCTATATGCCGCATCTGGCTTGCGGGCGGCGACTTGAGCGAGCTGACTGAGG